CTGGGTACACGAGTACGTGCCTGTCTGATGGATGCAAGGTTCCGACCTTGCGACAGTCTTTCGGGCAGGAAGAACCCACCCATCTGGTTTGCTGGCCGGATGGAGACGGGAAGCTACAGCGGCGATGAGTCGCCAGTTCGCACATGGGAGAATCCCGCGTGTGAAACTCTCGAGGTCGTGGAGACGAAATTGGGAGGCGCTATATTCAGCGCTCTCCCTAGTGGGACGGTTCGGACGGTCCCTCGCAGGGAACCACACCCTCAGGCTGTCGGTCATCTCGGCGACCAACAGATTCATGAGATGGTACCTACCATTCTTTCTGAACGGGCCTGACAAGTCCGCTAAGCTCTTGAAGGCCTTGTCATACAAGGTCAGGGCAGTGTTGGTTGGGGCTGATCATCCCCCAATCCCGGATCACTTTCCTGGTTCATTCCGGGTGTGTTTTCCGGATCCAAACTTCTGGCTCCTCCACCAACTAGAGGAGTCTGATGATCCGTTAGGCTGGTTTGCCAGCCTATCCGCGGGGGCAAGGAGTTCCTTGTTCTCGTTTGCCTCGATAAATCGAGGTACGAGTCCTCCCGTTGAAGGTCAACGAGAGGCGGAAGAGGCGTTCATCGCCCGTGTTGGTGCCGAGCCGGTAAGAACCAGCCCAGGTACCCTAGTTGCAACATTCGTTGCAGCCCGAAGGCTCGGGCAAAAGCACATTTCGAACTACACCAGGGTAGATTCCCATTTGTCGCTGAGTTTCTCAGCAACGTTCGAAAGTACCCGAACTGAGTCGGGTAAGTATGGCCAGTACGTCAGGGAGGTGGTTCCCTGGTTGGCTGGCTCTGCTATGGAGGAGTTTGGACTCCTACCAGACGGTGTATGGTACACCGGCTTTGGAACAGTGGCCTTTATCAAGGCGGGCCCCCCAGAGGGGACCGTGAAGGAGTTCCTCGGAACTAGTTACTCTGCTATGCAGAGAACTCTGGCCTTCTGGTCGACGGGTTGCATCCCGTACGATGGGTTGAGATCCAAGACTGGGATTCCCGTCTTCACTGAAGACGGGTTCCAGTCCTGGTCCCCTAGACCCCCGTCCGTTGATACACGGATATTCGCCCTAGCAGAGTTAGGGACGAAATGGCGCGTTGCGAACGCGAGTGAATTCAGATGGTCTGTATTCTCAACAGTGGTTCGACATACTGTCGACCTGCTCATTGGAAGTGACGCTCGTCACATGATTGGGAAACCCCAGTCAGTAGTATCTACATTACTCCTCGCAAGGTGCGGGGAGATGGTCGGTTGGAAAGCCAAATCAGAGGATCTGCAGGCGGCTACCGACAACTTGAGACCGGATGTCCTCCGGGCAATGGTAGAAGGGTACCGGGAGGCGA